CGGTTAATCATCCGCTCCAACGATTTCAGGATGCGCCCGTAAGCCTTGCCGCGCGATTTCTGGGCCATGATTTGGGACTGCGTTCCGGTCCCTATCCCGGCCCCGGAAAGCTCCCAAATATCCTGAATGTCCAACCCGATGCCCAGGGCGATCATCCGCACGTCAATGACCGTGAACTTCTCGAAATCGAAGCTGTCGGGGGCAGTGGCAAAGGTAAAGTGCTCGATTTCGGGTGGGTTATCCATCTCCAGCGTGTAGATTCTGAGGTTGCGTCCCCAAATACCGCGCTGGTCGGTTTGTTTCTCAACCTCCATCCGGGTGACGGCTTCGTTGAACCAGCTCTCAGTGATGTTCTTCATGACTGACACGCCCGGCGGGGGAACGTCGTCCAGTCTTTGCTCAATGTAGCGGGCGATCTGAATCTGCCGCCAGACCGGCGCGACGCAGCGAGACAGGGCGCACTCGCCATAACCGGGCAGGGATTCGTCCGAATCCTCACTGTCCACGAATTGAACTACCCGCCCCCTGTGAAGCAGGTGCAGCTTGTTGTTGACATCGTAGTAGATGACGGGGTAGGTGGGGTTGCCGGTGGGATAGCAGCGCGCCGAATCCAGGACCGCAAGTCCCATGACCGGCCCCATCGGTGCGAAGCGGGGATCGCCGGGCGCTATCAGTTCTATGAATGCACCCTGGTCGTGGCGCGAGTAATCCGTGATGGCTTTGGAGTAAAACCGCTCGATATTCCCAAAGTCGGCATTCATCAAGAGTCGCTGCCAGTAATTGGCTTGGTCTTCGGGGGCCTTGATTTCGAAGGGCGTAGACTGGACGCGCTTGATGAGACCGGCTATCGCACCCCGGAAAATGGTGTTGTACTCGTGGTGCCAAAGTTCCCTGAGTTCCTTCTCGCGCTGGCGTGTGCCCCATGCGGCCAGAACAGGGCCTCGCGTTGCTAAACCCACTCCGATCTGAAGCGGCCCGCGCTCCGGGGAAGGGTGCTTGACGACCGAAAGGGCCTCAGCGAACAGGGGAGCGCCCATTATGCGCGCCTCCGATACTTCTTCCAGGAGATATGCCGGATGGCCTCCATGCAGTGGTCGTCTACTTGCATGGGTAACAATTCGCCCTCTTTGGCCTTGTCTTTCGGATTGCGGCGGTAGTTCGCCATCTCATAGTTGAAGTTATCGCAGCGCGGATTGACGCGCAGACAGCGAACGCCATTCCCGTCGAGAATGAGCGCACGGACGTTCTTAATCCCCTCCACGACCCTGTGATTGGTAATCATGGTCGGGATAGATTTTTTGGTCATCTCGCCTCGAAACATCGCGTGCGCGCCGTTCAGATAGGCCATTTCGGGACGCTTGTAGCCTTTTTCCAGGGCTGCCTGGATGGTCGTGTCGTGCGTTTCCTCTGTTGCGATATACTCATCGATCACGTCTGGGCCGCCCAGATGATTGTTCTGAATGAACAGCACGACGCGCGGATGATAGTTTGCGCTGCCGGGGCCGTCTCCGTAGACATAGCCGTCATCGCAGGCCCAGAACAAAGGCTTTTCGGGGTCATATTCGGCCTCAGAGGTGATGTTCTCAAGAGATGACCAGTTGTCGTAGACCAAGCCCTCTGTATGCTGGATATCCCAGTCGCCAGCCGCCAGCCGCGCCCTTTCAACCGGATCGGCCAGCAGGTTGACATTGCGGATATACTCTGGCGCGAGGTTCGGGTTGTCGCTCATCAAGGCCGGGTAGAAGGCCCGGCTTTTGGCGTCGGGGTGATCCGGCTCGACCTCAACATCTTCCTCGCCCACGCGGGCAAACCAGCGCAGTTGATTGATGATGTCGCGGGTAATGAATCTTTGCTTGACCCAGGCGTGTCCTACGTTGCCGGGGTTTGTGGCCGCCCGCATGTAGACTCTGAGGCCAGAGTTCGCAGGCGCACGATTGCGCGTGAACATATACAGGTACATGGCCTGCTCGAACTCTGTCAACTCGTCGAAGCCCACAAAGGCGAACTGCGAGCCTTGATAGACGTACATATCCTTCGGGTACTGCATGTGCCCAAAATAGATTCTTGCTCCGCTTGAAAACAGCCACATGTGCTTGCTGGCGTTGTAAGTCCCGCCATAGCTCGGATACCAGCGCAGGGAGCGGTCAATCAGGCCGTCTGCGGCCTCAAGCGATGTGAAGATGCGCCGGAACAGGATGCCCCGATAGAGCGGATGGGCGATCTGGCGCAACCCTTCCATTAGCAGACAGTCTGTCTTGCCCGGACCGGCTGCTCCCCCAAACAATGCTTCATCTGCGGGGCTTGACAGAAAGCGTGTCTGGGCTAGAGAGTTGGGTGCCCAATCTCTCTCTCTCTTTTGCGCCCTATACTGGGCAGTGGTCAGAACCGCAGGCGCAACCATCTAATCACTCTTTGGAGTATCGGGCAGGAATACAATCGGGCCATCCACGCTAATCCGGCTGTCTGTCTTATCCGTGAATAGCGCGTGATGTCGTCCTACGTTCACCAAAGCCGTCTGGGCATCGTAGAATTCAATCTGCTGGCCGTATTTCGTCTCTTTGATGCCCTTAATCAGATGCATCTTGCCATCTCGTTTCATGGCTTCTAGGTCTACGAACGCTTGGCCGTCTCGTATTTCAACATAGACACTGTACTCAGCGCGGGCCTGCTCGCCCAACCGTAGGAGAACTTCATCCGCTGAGAGTTTAAGTTCCTCAATCCGCGCCTGGATGGCCTCTTGAATCTCAACATTCTTCAACAGGCGGTGCCCCTGCTGTCCTGGATGCGCGTACCTTGCCTCTTTTGCTGCTTTCGTCGCGTTCCACAGTCGCAGGTATGCCTCAACGAATACCTTCTGCTTGGCACTTAGTGCCATCGCTCCGTCACCGCCAGAAAATCATACGGCGACTGCTCCCCCAAACAGCGTCCCTCTTCAAGCATCACGAAGGCCGGGCCACCAGTTCCGCCCGCTGCGGCATAAAGAGAGTTGGGCAGGTCAGCAATCCAGTAGCGAGTGCGGCCCTCGGCGTCCACAACAGTCTGTGCGCCCAGCGGGTCTACGCGCCCAGAAAGGGGCGTCCAGTCGTGTTGTGCGCTCGTGTTGCCAACCAGCACCGTCCCTATTTCGATAACCACGCCATCGGCCAGAGAGAGACAGAATTCGCGGCCAATATCATTAGGCGACTTAGTAGAAATGACTCCCGCATACTCATCGCCCACATAATCGAGAAAATCCTGATAGCCCATCCTGGCGAGGCGAAGCAACCTGCGCTGCTGCGTGGTAGGCTTCTGGGGAATCTCCGCCCCCTGCACCAGGAGGCTCCACCCAAGACTGGCACGGTTTTGGAGAAGATACTCAGCGCCATCAATCTTCCAGAAGCCGTAGCCTCCGCCAATCAGAGCAAATCCTGCATGCTCGATCTGGGCCTCAGTTTCAACCGCCGTTATCCACAATTCCTCAGTGGCGGCCCTGTCTGGTCCATAGCGGGTGGCCCACCCGGCCACGACCGGCGCTGTAAGTTCATAGTACGAAGTCAGGATTTCGTCCCGCGACACGTCCTGACCGGCTGTCCAACGAGCCATCGCCGTGTCTGTTCCGGCCCGAATGGCACTATCCAGGCGCGCAATCTCGGCTGGGCTGGGATTGTCAAGCCCCGAGCCTGGGAGTATGGGCGCAAACAACAATAGGGCGAGAAGCAAGGTGCTCCCCCAAACAAAAAGCGCGGCTCCCTGGTGGAAGCCCCGCTTAATTGGTTGTGGGTATTATAGACTACGCCGCTAAGGTGGTCAATAGAACCGCTAAGCCACTTTATCCAGCGTTATCCCACATCTAAAAGCAACACGTGCTCCTCATCAACAGCCAGATCGCCGCACAGCCTAGCGTGAGGGCCGTTGCCAGGATGATGACCGTCACCTTGTCCAACGTGCTCCTCCTCTCAGGGTAGGGGGCTTGCGCCCCGGCTTAGGCTTCTCGTCTCTCGCCATTCAGCCAGTACAGATTGTAGGGCTTCCCATCGGCAGAACTAAATAGTGCGTG